TGAGGGCATCGAGATCACGGTTCCGGCAAGCCTGCCTCTGGTGCGGAATTATATCAACGTGCCCCCTGGATCTGAGGCACTCGTGACAGTTCGTCGGGTGCATCGGTCGGATGTTGGTGAGCAGTTGGTGACCATGTTCGACGGTGCGATGTCATCGGTGGCTTTCACGATGCTCGGCTTGAAGGCTTCGATTGGAGTCGTGCCCGTTACGGCGGCTCTGGCCCGTGGAATTCCTCGGCGTGTCTTTAGCGGCGGATGCAATCATGTTCTCTACAGCCCGGCTTGCAGCACCAATAACTCTCTGCATCGCGTTGCCGCTGCGGTGACGGCTGTCGATCCTACGGATTCTCGCCGTATCACGATTCCCGGCATTGTGGCGGCGATCTCCGCCACAGCGCGAGGTGGCGGGTCTGCTCAGGTCGCTGGCGGATATGTAACGACCGACGGTGTCAACTATCGATCCATTCGCGGGACACCTGATGATACGGATCAGCTTGACCTTTGGATTCCATTTCCGTTCGACGTTGATGGCCTGACGATGGAAGTGTTCGCTGGCTGTGCCCATGATCCACAAAATTGCGAGGAGGTGTTCCTGAACATCGAGGGCCAGTCTGGCTCTGGTGGCTACGGCGGATTCTTGTGGGTGCCCCGAGATAATCCGTTCACCAAGGGGCTTGTCTGATGGCGTTCTTTTTTACTCTATTGCTGTTTGCGGCGACGCTGTTGATCAGCGAGTATCTGGTTCCGAAGCCTGATATTGAGAATGCGCTTCCCGCCGGCCTGGGCGACTTCCAGTTCCCCACGGCCACAGAGGGCCGTCCCGAGCCAATCGTGTTCGGGACCGTGTTGTGCAAAGGCCCGAATGTAGTTTGGTATGACGACCTTGTGGTCACTCCGATTGTGGACAAGGTCAAGACCGGGCTCTGGTCATCGAAGAAGGTAATAACCGGGTTTACCTATAAGCTTGGGCTCCAGATGGCTATCTGTGGTGGCCGCGCCGGAGATGCTGCGGGCGAGCTTGTGTTCCTTCGCGTATTCATCGGTGAGAACGAGTTCTCTAATACTGGTGGCGCCAACCCGCTCGGCGCGGGCATTTCTTCGGGCACGGCGGCGTTCGACAATCCGACATTCTTCGGTGGAGAGGGTGTCGGTAATGGTGGCGTAGTCGGATCGGTCACTTTCCGTCCCGGTTCGCGTACTCAGTCGATTCCGTCATACTTATCAACGCATCAGGTCGTGTTTGGAAAGACCCCTCGCTATACCGATGCTGCCTATGCGCTGGCAGAGCGCGTCGAGATTGGGAACACCACCCAGATTGCCCCGTGGTGGTTCGAGGTTCGTCGGATGCCAGATCCTCTCGGGCTCGGTGCCAACAACACTGTCAACTCTGGCAATGACCTCAACCCCGTGTCGGCGATTGTTGAGCTCATCACGAATGATGATTGGGGATTCAAGCAGTCAATGTCCAAGGTTGACACTTCGGCGTTCACGACGGCAGCCGCGACGCTTAAGGCTGAGGGCATGGGTATCAGTCTGAATATGGATCGGGTCATCGATGCGAAGGATTTGAAGCGCAACATCGAGCGGATGATTGATGCTGTTGTGTTCCAAGATCGGGCGACGGGCCTATGGACTATCACTCTGGTCCGCGATGGCGACGCTTCGGTGCTCGCGCTGAATAGTTCGAATGTGATCGCCGTCAAGAAGTTCGGGCGCGGCATGTTCAACGATACCTCCAATGAGGTCATGACCAAGTACCAGCAGCGTGATCGTGAGTATGCCGATTCGTATGGCCGTGCCCAGGATCTCGGGAATGTCACTCAGCGTGGTGGGCTTATCGTCAGCCAGACTGTCAACTACACCGGCTGCAAAGATCCCGCGCTTGCTCAGGTGCTCGCCGATCGGGACTTGTTGACCCTCAGCTATCCGCTGGCTCGGGCGACTCTTGTGGTCAATCGTGATGCATGGGTTGTGAATCCCGGCAAGGTTGTGGATTGGACCGACACGAATTTGGGCTTGGTTGCGAAGCGGTTCCGCGTGAACAAGTTGAACCTGGGGACCATTCTTGATGGGCGTATTACCCTGGACTTGACCGAGGATGTGTTTGCCATTGGCGTGCCGGCGTTCTCAACCCCGGATGCCGGTCAGTGGACTCCGCCATCGACGACGCTCGCGGTCTATGATTTGGATTCACCCCCGCAGGCTCTGATCTTTGAGGCTCCGCGTGCGATCGTTGTGCGCGATCCCGACAGTCCCACACTCGAGCCCCGGCTCTGGTTCAGCCTCCGCAATAAGGCTGATGGTGCGATCCAGTACGATATCGAGACATCCACGAATGTGATTCGCGGAGGATCCGGCGCCTTCATGCTCATGGCCGAGGTTGCGACGACCGTGGGTGTCAGCGGTAGCACCACGACCTTCGAGATTGAGGCGGGCGCGGATGTGATTGCGGATATTGTCGCACAGTTCGCGGATATATCTGCGGCTGATGTTGGGTCGAGCCTTGCTCAACTTGTGTTGATTGGCGACGAGTTCATCGGCGTCCAGAATATCACCGACCTGGGTTCGACTTTGCGGTTCGATGCTGCCTACCGCGCTTTCCTGGATTCCGTGCCAGAGTCGCATGCCATCGGCGATCCGGTCTATCTCATATTCGTCGGTGGTGGCTTGACCGATGGTGTAGAGGTCAATGGTACTTTCCGGCTCATCACCGAGGGCTTGAGTGGAGCCCTGTTAGACGATGGCGATGCGTTCAGCAAGGTCATCACATTGGCCGACCGATTTAATCAGCCGTATCCCGTGGCGCGGATGACGATGAATGGCTCCGTGTTCCCGTCATCGATCGACTGGGACACAATCCAGGGCTCTCCGGTTCCGTTCGATGGTCGTGGGTTGCGGCTCTCGTTCGTCCGCAGAGACTTCCGCCTCGCCGATGAGGTCGCCAAGCATGTAGACGAAACCAGTTTGCCGGGCGACTTCCCGACCGTGAACACGACCGAGTTCCGCGTGACCTTAAATCCTGATGTGGGCTCGACTTGGACTGGCGCGTGGGCTTCGGCGAGTTCAAATGCAATCGGCCTGTCGCGTGCGGAGGCGATTTGGACTTTCAACGATAACCCGGCTTCGATCGAGGTCACGAAGGATGTTCGCCATACGGTCGATGCGGTCGTGATTCAGGGATCTGCGATCGTCCACACCTTCACCATTGCTGGTGGGACTGCCGGCAAGAATTACCTGGGCCGGATGGATGATGCCACCGTGCAAAACTTCACCGCTCCGGATACTGGAACCTATGCATTCGATATCGGCGCCGACTTGCTCAATGGTGGAATCGTGGAGGCCCAAATCAATGGGGGAGGGTATTCCACCGTTATTGCTGCCTCGGGCTCATCGGGCAGTTTGGTCGGGGTGAATGCGACCGACTCCGTTGACGTTCGCCACACCGGAGTGAATGGAAACGCCGATTTTGCCCTGTTGCTCATCGATCCGCCCACCTCGACCGGGTTCCTGGCTCCGCTTCGAATCTGATCCGTGTTGGGGATTCCCATGCCTGACAGATCGGGTAGGATAAAGTCCCCGCGTGTCCGAGATCTGTTGTCTGGAGCTTCGGAAATGGCTGATGATTCGCAGGTCACCATTGGTCGTGCCGAGCTCGAATCAATGATTCGACGTGCTGTTCAGGAGGGCTCTCGGTCCAGTAGCCCAGCCCTGTCGCATTCGGAAATCGAAGCCCTGGTTCGAGAAACTGTCGCTAGCACTGTGGACGAGATTTGCTTGAAGCTTGGGGTGGACTATCGTGAGCCCCTGGTGCTTCAGCGGAATCTTCAGACCCTGGATGCCTGGGTCAAGACGATGGATTCGGTCAAGAAGAGGACTCTGGCGAGTTCGCTCGGGTTGCTGTTGCTCGGGCTTGCCGGCGTCCTGGTGCTGGGTCTCAGGGCGTGGATCGGACGCGGTCCCTGACCCATAAGTCCCCATCCGTGCTCGGTGGATTCAATTAGCTTGCGTATCCGCGACGATGATGTTCTACTGGGATATGGCCCGGCTGGGTGTCGGGTGTCTCGGGTCCATTGAATGAGGAGCATTCCGATGCGATTTATCCTGCCGACGCTGATTCTCTCTGTGTGCATGATTGCGATTAATGTCAGCATTGCGCTCGGCGGGGATCCCGAGAAGCCGGCTTTGACGGGCGAGGGCAGGTGGGGTACTTCGATGTTGCTTGAGGGCGAGGGCTCTGGTAGTCCCGACAAGAAGGGCGCGGATTGCTATGACGGGAGTTGCTCCGGCTGCGATGATTGTTCCAAGAAGAAGAGCACCCTCGGTTGCTATGGATGTTGCACCAGCAATTGTCTGGGCAATGGCGCCACCGGGTGTCAGGACAAGTGTGATGGCACGGTGGCGAGCCAGTTGACTGATATTGCGGATGACCCCGAGCTTGCGAATGCGTTCGTCGGCTTGCAGATCGATCGACTAAATGAGGGTGTCCCTTGGACGCATCAAGACTTGGTCCTGGTTGAATATATGGTGGCGGCGTCGAGTTCTGAGTCCGTCCAGCGGCTCGCTCTAGCTGCGATGACCGACGCGTATTCGGTCGGGCTCTTGGACCCGGAAAGCAATGTCATTTTCTTGGAGAGCTTCGAAGCGGCTTTGGTCGGACGCAACTTTGGTCTCCGGTCTACTGCCTTTGCGCTTGTCATCGATAATCCGATTCCCGTGAATCGTGCTCATGTATTGCCGCACCTGATCGGCGTGATTCGGTCTGGAGCCTCGCTTGATTCGGAAATCCAACTCGCTCGACCCGACGCTAGGTCCGAGGAGGTGTTGCTGCTGTCCGACCAGCACCGAAATGCCGCGACGGACGCCATTCGGGCTATCGCTCGGAGGTAGGCGTTACAACCCGTTCGTACCAACAATATATCCGTCCGAAGTCCTCTCGCGAGTGGCTTCGGGCGGATTTGTATTCGATATTAGTAGTGTAAGGAGGGCCAAATCATGCCCATCACGACGGACGTATACAGCAAGCAGTTACGGGCCTCGCTCGGTCGTAAGTGCATCCTCTCTGATTGCCCCATGACAGAACTCGATGTTGGTTTCGACCTGAGCACGGTTGAGATCGTCCCGGCTGACAGGTCCGATTATCAGGGCATCGAGGACTTGTGTGATGGCGATCGTATGGATTTTCTGGCCATCCTCGGCGATCGTGTCTATGTGATCGATACCTCCGGTGGATATTCCTACCCTCGCTACATGGCTCGCCTCTGCCGCCATGATTCCGCAAGCGTGATCGATTACTTCGGCTCGCGTGGCGCGTGAAGTACGAATCGCTCACCGCTGTGTTCCGTCACAAGAAGCGTCCGATCCGGGCTACGGGCCATCGGCCCAAGCCTGGGGATCGGATTGTGACGGTTACTGTTTCTGGCTGGGCTGGTGTTTATGAGTACGGCTTCCACGACGTCTGTTTCGGCACCAGCGTTATCGGCCGCGCGGCGAATGCGTATGTCCGGCAGCATGGAGATTCGCTTGAGGAATGAACCGCCAGAACGCATCAAGGCAGTGATTCGTGCTTCGACTCGTCGCGCGCTCGCCAAGTGGTTGGTTGGTGATATTGTCGGCGCGGTCATCGACCACAAGCGTGGTGGCTCTGGTGTTGGTGCTGTGTTGATGCCCGACCAGCCCGCTGGCGAGGGCTCGGCTGCGGCGTCCTCTCCGGAGAATGATGATGCGTGATAGTCCGTGTTCCGAGTGCCCGTTCCGGAAGAAGTCGCTCCGTGGTTATGTCGG